GACTTCTTGGTTCACTACCAATACGACAAGTTCGGGATTTCGAGGAGTACAGGCATACTCTCTCTGACTCAGTACGTCTGCCAGAAAGGCGAACTCGTTCTCGCCGACGACAATTGGTTGTTCTCCGTGAAGGATGGCGGCACCGGGGACTCCACGCCGCACGAATTGGTGCGGAAGGCGCTCAAGAGAACTGAGGTGCGAGTGGGCGTGGAGACCGCTGAGGCGCTGAATATCCTCGATGTGTTGGGCCTCACCCTGCACCCCGAGTGCATCTACCAGCAGGCCCTGTCCGGTGTGATTGCCTTCCGCGCCGAAGGAGAATCCCTGTAAGCGCCGTAGACGGCACAGAAAGACGCCCCCAGTACCTAGTACTAGGGGCGCCCTGAAAGGGGCTCAGATGAGCCCAGAGACCTTCAGATCCGCATACCGCTGGTCAAGCCTAGGCGGGCTTACAGCAAGCGAGAGAGGATGATAATGAGCGACGACAACACGTACACCATCGACCTGGGCGGTCTGAGGAAGGGGACCATCACCAACGAGTACTTCGGTTATGACTCGTGGGTCGCCGAGGCTCAGATAGAGGGGGACCTGTACATCATCAAGATGGATGCGGGCACCATTTCCATCACGCCCCCGAAGAATGACGAGCGCACCGGGCAGAAGATGCCCGTCGATGACGACACGGGCAAGATCATGCAGCACGCGCTGAGGTACTACTACCCGAACGCCACCGTGTCAGCCGTGTATGAAGATCTTGTCACCGTCAATGGGTCTGACCCGTTGATCATCAAGTGGAAGCAGACCCAGGGGGGCTTCCAGGCCAAATTCACCTTCGCGAACGAGCCCTACACCATCGATGTCGTCAAGGGCCTGGAGTCCATGGACATCAAACTGAAGCGGGATGGGACGCTCAACCCCGTCGCCAGTGTCAACGCCAGCCAGAAATTCGGGCGGGACCGTGTCTACAGGCTCCTGTCCTTCGTCGGTCCGCTCACCATCGACCCGCAGAAGAGGTTCTCATGAGCACCGTGCGCAAGCGGATCAACGAGGTCGGCTGGTGGTCCTCCAAGGCGCTGACCCGGGACGAACTCCCCTGGGAGTGCTTCTGGGACGACGACGTCGCGGAGAACCTGTCGAAGGTCTCATCGTCGGCGATCCTGCACGTTCAGGCCATCCACTGCGCCGCGATCCGGGGCGACCGGGGTCAGCCGACGGTCCGCGTCGTTCTGGACTGCCGAGAGGGCGTCTACTACCGGGACTCCTACGACTTCATCAGCCAACTCCAGATGATGCTCGATTGGGACGGATCCGTCGAGGACTGGCCACCGATCAAGATCGACCACCCCGATCGAAGGTACAAGCGGTACCGGATTCTTCCGCAGGGCTGATAAGTAAAATGAAGGGGCGGCATCTCAAGAATGCCGCCCCTTCGAACAAGGAGATGCAATGAAGTATAGCATGGACGAATTAAGAACACGAATCGCCCGGGAGGAGGGCCGTGCCGCCGGGAAGATCAAGAAGATCGCGGCGGGCACCTACAACCCACGAGGCAAACGATCGCGCCTCTACGACATCACGCAGGCCAACAAGGTCGCCAACGGGGAGATCCCCATGCCCTCGGAGGGCCTCCCCGCCGCGTACTACAGAGGTGTCGATATCACCGGTACGGAGCGCGACCCCCGCCGTGATAGCCACCGGCTGAGGAGGCCGGGTCTGGAAAGGTACCTCGAGGATCTGAGAACCTTCAACTCGGGGCTCGTCAACTACTTCAAGGCGGCCGACGGCTCTGTCGTCACGGGACAGGAGATTCGCGCATCCCGGCGCATCACCGGATATGAGACCGACCCCGTGAGGATCGGCCGTCGGCGTCAAACGAGACCCGTCATCGAGATGAACCCGGTGACGAATCCGTTAACACAGGCGCTGGAGGCCAACAGCGGGGTTCGAATCCCCTGGCTCGGTGGGAGCGAACTGGGGACGATCCGAGCCGCCCGCAGTGGGGAGCTGTTCGGCTTCAGGAGATCGAACGAGTCGGTCCGACCTCTGACGAGCGCAGAGTTGAGGATGCATATCCTGGGCAGAGACCCTGATGCCCCATCACTGCGGGCGGCTCAACAGAAGATAGTGCGTGATCTCTACACTCTTCCGACTAATGTGCGCGAAGCCCTCTTCGCCATGGACCCGGGGAAGTTCATGATCGCCTTCGAGGCCGGCGGGGAGTTCACCGACGCCCTGTATGATCTCTACCGCGAATGCAATGGCAACGTCGAGGAAGAAGATCTGAACGCCTCGATTCAGCGCCTTACAGATGTGATCTCGCAGGCCAACGAACTGAAGATCGCATAATGGGTCGTAGTCCGCAAACCTATTTGCTCATGGCCGCCGATCTCGAGGTGGCTCCCTACGACCCGGCGTTCCCGGACGTGTGCGTATGGCTCTGGGCGGCACACACGCGCAAGGTTCTGCGTGGGAGCTGGGCGAACGTGCTCGAGGGCGGGATGGACCAGACCATCGAGGATCTCGGCATGGAGACCGGGACGGATATCAAGGGCTTCCTCGAGCACGTCAGGAGGACGGCGGGACGCAGAACCCTGTACGTCTACTTCCACAACCTGTCATACGACGCGTACTTCATCGTCCAGGCGCTTATGCGGGATGGTGCCCGGAACATGGACACCTGGACTGACAAGCATCTCGAGAGGGGTTGCGAACAGTCGTGCTTCAGGACGTTCATCAACAGCAAGGACCAGTGGAGCACGATCGAGTGGTATCCCGATGGTCTGAAGCCACGTGGGGCCAAGAGTGATCGACGTCCTCATGTCATCTTCCGGGACTCGCTGGCCCATCTCAATGTCAAGTTGTCAGCGCTCGGGGAGATGATGGGGCTGCCGAAACTCGAGATGATCGAGGAGGACTACAGCAAGTGCCGGCTCATCAACTACTCCCCTACCCCGGAGGAGATCGCCTATGTGACACGGGACGTTGAGATTCTGTCAAGGTCCTTGGATCTCATTGATTGGAAAGTCGGTTCGCTGTCGATCTCCGCCGGGTCGATTCTCCTCAAAACTCTTCCCAAGTACAGGGGCTTGTCGTCCGCGCATTTGAAGGGGAGCCGTGAAGGTGTCAATTTCGCCTTATGGTTCCCTGTTCTCGGCGAGGAGGCGAACCGGATTCTCCGATGCGGGTACCACGGTGGGCTGTGCTTGGTCGAGGATTCGATCCGAGGTCGCCCGGTGGAGGAACCGGGCCGGGTGTACGATATCAACTCCCTGTACCCCACGATCCTCCTCGATGAGAGTCTGCCCGTGGGGGAACCCAGGTTCTTCGAGCCCAATGGCCTTCCTCCGGGCGGGCTCTGGGTCGCAGACGTTCTCGTATCGTTCTCGCTGAGGCCCGATGGTATTCCATGCTTGATCGATGCGAGATCCGAGATCCGAGAGTCCGGATCGATCGTGAGGCTCGTCATGACCTCGGTGGAATATGACTTGTACCGGGAGATGTACGATTTCCACTTATTGGATGTGGGTTGGTGCTTCCAGTTCCGCGGCGAGAAAGGGCTCTTCGACGACTACGTGAGCCTGTTCCGGAGAAGGAAGGAGACGTCTCCTTCGGACTCAGTGCCCCGGTTCCAGTCCAAGCAGTATCTCAACAGGCTCGTGGGCAAGTTCGGGTACAATCCCAAGCCCACACGGAAGTCCGTCAGGCTCGATGACAACCAGTGGGTGGAGTACGTCCCTTTCACACCACGCACCGTCCAGGCTCGATCGAACGTGTCAATGCACGGGTACCTCCCCCTGGCCATGTTCGTCAATGCCTATGGGCGAGCCAAGATGGCGCGGGCGATCAAGGCCGTGGGGGATCGGTTCCTCTACTGCGACACGGATTCGCTCCACGTGCTCGGGGACTACCCCGTCGAAGAGCTGGACATGCATGCCAGTCGGTTCGGCGCCTGGAAACTGGAGCACCGGTTCGTGAAGGCGTTCTACAACCGCCCAAGGCAGTACGGGTTGCAAGTACTCGAGGACTCCGGACGCGCACGGGATTTGATTCACCTCGGTGGTGTCCCGAGCAAGATTCTCACACGGCTCGCACTCGACGACATCACTCATTCAAATCACTTCGAGTGCTACGTGAAGCGAGTGGCCCGCAATGGGAATCTCGATTGGGTGCCCCAGGGCTATGACTACGTGGTGAGTTGATACACTGGGTGCATGGCGGCCCGGGTGAGAGTGCCGGCGGGCGCGGGTGCCCCCGTTGTGATGACGACCGCGCTTTGACGTAAAGAGGCTTGGCAGGCCCCGCTCTCCCACCCGGTGACCGTCGCATCGTCACGACAACAGACAGGCGGAGCAGGCAGCATGGACTTCCATAAACTCATCGACACTCTTCAGTCCCCGCCAGAGGAGGGACTCCCCGAGGACATCTACGACAACGTGCGGTCCGCCTACGACACGCTCAGCGACAAGGCCGACGCCGCTGGAGCCAAGATCGAGTCTCTCACCAAGGAGAACGCCGGCCTGAACGACACCATCACGGGGCTGAACGACACCGTGTCAGGCCTGAAAGCGAAGTCCTATGATCTTATGACGAAGGTCGGACTCACCGACGATGAGCGACCGACGCAGGACGACGCCCCGGAGGAGACCGGGGGCATCGACGATTTCTTCAACGGAAAGTGAGTTGACATGGCACTTGGAACGGGCAGCCTTCGCCCCTTCAACAATGCTGAGATTCTGAACCGCATCCGGTTCGACGCCTCGGAGGACTACCGCCGTCGAATCCCCGCGGCCTCGCAGTCCGACCTCCGCAAGACCCTCGACGCGCTGACGGCGTTCCAGCCCGGCTGGAATGATTTCACCAACGCGCTCATCAACCGCGTCGGCTCGGTCATCACCAACGACGTCGCGTGGTCGAACCCGCTGGCCGTCTTCAAGCGCAACACGCTGGAGTTCGGTGACACCATCGAGGAGGCTCAGATCGGGCTCGTCCAGGCGACGCAGTACAACCCCGAGGCCGACTCCGGTGAGCGCGAGCTCTTCGGCACCTCCCGTCCGGACGTGCAGTCCCAGTTCCACACGGTCAACCGCCATCAGAAGTACAAGGTCACGGTCAATGAGTCGCTTCTGCGGCAGGCCTTCCTGGAGCCCAACGGCCTTCAGCGGTTCCTGAACAGCGTCCTGAGCGCCCCGACCACGTCGGACGCGTGGGACGAGTTCCTCATGACCTGCAACGTCCTGTCGGACTACGAGAAGGACAAGGGCTTCTGGCACACTCAGGTTCCCGACGTCCGCAACCTGGGGGCTACCTCCGCGGACGTGAGCACCTTCATCAAGAAAGTCCAGAGTACGGCCGGCAACCTTGCGTTCCTGAACCCGAAGTACTCCGCGTCGCGCATGCCCACCTGGGCCGCCGCCGACAAGCTGATCCTCCTGGTCTCCCCCGAGACCATGGCCAACATCAACGTCGAGTCGTGGGCCGCAGCCTTCAACCTCGACAAGGCCCAGATGCAGGCGCAGATCATCCAGCTTCCGAAGGACCGCCTTCCCGATGAGAAGACCCAAGCGATCCTGACCACCAAGGACTTCTTCGTCATCGCGGACCAGCTCAACAAGATCACCTCGTTGGAGAACCCGGCGGACCTGACTATGAACTACTGGCTCCACCGCTGGGAGGTCATCTCGGCGAGCCTGTTCGTGCCGGCCGTCCACTTCTGGACTGGGGCGGACGACGAGTCCGTGAAGGTGGTTATCACCAACCTGGAGATCACCAACCCGACCCTGAAGCGCGCTGACGGCACCGCTGTCGGCGGTGGTAAGGTCAAGCCGGGCGAGAACGCCTACATCGACTACAGGATCGCGGGCAACGGCATCCCCGACGGCTACAACATCCCCGTCGAGTTCAAGGTCGCGGGCAACACCTCGACCCGCACCAAGATCTACAACGACGGCACCCTGGTCGTTGGCGCGGACGAGACCAGCAAGACCATCACCGTGTCGGGCCGTATCACCGGTGGTGGCACCCTGAAGGCTGCGGCCGGCGGTGCGTTCTCCCTCTCGGTCAGCATCGACACGGACGGCAAGAATGTGATCTGGCCGAAGCCCTGATACACTGGTCCCGTACGCGGACTCCTGTGTCTGTGGCGGGGAACATTTAGCGATGGCCTCGGGTCGTGAGAACGGTCCGGGGCCGTTGCTATACTCGTATCCGATGCACAAGGGAGTGCGTCGATGGTGAGGTCCCCTAGCCCCGGGTAGTTCTCGGTTCCTCCCCGGGGCTAGGGTTTCGCCTATTGATAGAATCACGGCATGGAAACCTTCGACCCTCTTATGCAGTCCACCGAGTTCGATTATTCGGTGTGGTCCCCCAATACCGAGGTAGTCCTGTGCAACGTGCCCTGGGATGCCTCCTACCGCGATGTCGTCTGGTTCAACGACTACGACGAGGCGTTCGACAGGATCGTCAACAAGCACACGCGTCACGCGACCTGGATGACGATCAAGAATATGACGTACCTTCGGCAGGGGCAGCCGATCCGCATCGACGTCCCGTTCTCGAAGGCCAACACGTACAACTACGTCATCGCCCGCAACCCGCAGGACAACATCAATTCGAGGAACACGTTCTTCTACTTCATCACCTCCGTCGAGTACGTCGCCCCCAACACGACCGAGCTCCAAGTTCAACTGGACGTATGGCAGTCCTACATGCATGAGGTGAAGTTCGGCCGCTGCTACCTGGAGCGCGGGCACATGGGGATCGCCGCTGAGGACCAGTGGCACGATTTCGGTCGCATGATGCTGACGTGCCCCGAAGGCCTCGACCTGGGCACCGAGTACGTCGTCGGAGACACGTGGCGGGAGTTCATCGCGGCCACGCCGGCTCCGGAGGAGGGTCAGGAGTACGACACGGCGAACTTCGACATCATCGTCACCTCCAGCATTGACCTCGAGGCCGAGTACGGGACCGTGGACGACCCGAAGATGGCGTCCGCAAAGGGCTCCATCGCGGAAGGGTTGCCCAACGGGTGCAGCGTGTATGCCATGCCGGTGGACGCGTTCACCACCATGATGGACGCTCTCTCGCACGCCCCGTGGATTAGTGCCGGCATCCAGTCGATCACCGCGATCCCGAACGGCATCATCGATTGGGACAAGCTCAACGACAGGAGGACGAAGCTCCCGGACGTCCCCTATGGTGACGGCAAGTCGGCGACCAATGCGAGCGTGTACGTCGCGACCAAGGGGTTCGGGGACTCCTTCCTGAACAACAAGACGATCGAGATCGCCAACCCGTTCCGCACGGAGAGATTCATCCCGGACCGGTACAAGCACCTGTGGAAATTCTACACGGCGCCGTACATGTGGATCGAGGTGACGACTTTCACCGGCTCGCCGTTGATGATCCGTCCGGAGAGCATCTATGACTCGAAGCTCTGCGTGACCCAGTGGGCTCATGTCGTGCCGCCCAACCCCAGGATCACGTTCACCGTGAACCGGCACGGGGAGTACGACAGGTTCGGAGGCCCTGGAGACCTGTGGAACGGGCATAGCGAGCATTTCGACGCCATGACGGGGTTCACCGCGTTGCCGACGTTCTCGGTGACGAACAACGGGTACCTCCAGTACATGGCTTCCAACGCGCACAGCATCGCTTACCAGCATCAGAGCGCCGACTGGAGCCAACAGAAAGCGCTCCAGGGCGCCAGCACGCAGTACGCTCAGGCGCAGGCCTCGATGAAGCAGGCGTCCGACGAGACGTCCATGTCGAACTACTGGAACAACAAGATCGGCCAGTACAACGCGGACCAGAAATTCATGCGGCAGGGCGTGAATGCCATTGGTTCGGGTCTCGGGTCGGCCTTGTCGGGCAACGTCCTCGGTGGGGCGATCAACGCGCTGGCAACCGGGTACAACATGGGCAACGAGTACGGCACGACCATGGAGAACCTGGCCATGAAGTCCGAGGCCGCCACCGCCATGACGGGCCTGCGGAACTCCTACTCGAAGTACCAGGCGGATACGAACCTCCAGTACGCGAAGTTCGCGGCGAACGGGGATTACGCCAACGCGATCGCCGGCATCAACGCGAAGACTCAGGACGCGAAGGTCATTCAGCCGACGACGAGCGGCCAGTCCGGCGGCGACGCGTTCATCCTCTCCACAGAGGGGTGGAGCATCTGCGTGAGGCAGAAGATTCTCGATGTCGGCGCCATGCAGCGCGTCGGGGAGTTCTGGTTGCGCTACGGATACGCCATGAACATGTTCGTGGTCCCGCCCGGCGACCTGAGGTGCATGGAGCACTTCACCTACTGGAAGATGAAGGAGACCAACCTTCGCAGTTCGACGTGCCCGGAGAGCTTCAAGCAGACCATCCGCGGCATCTTCGAAAAAGGAGTGACCGTCTGGCACCGTACAATGGTCATTGCATCTCAGGACGTCGGCGACAACGAGCCGTTGAAGGGGATTGAAATTGGCTGGCACTAATAAGGGCGTCACGTACACGATGGCGTCGAAGAAATTCAAGAATAATGCAGCGATGCTGCGTGAGGATACGCTCATCCTCATGTACCGCCGGTTGCTCCAGGAGATGTGCTCCAACCGCTTCAAGTGGTCGGGTCTTCCGGACAGCGTCAATGAGCGGTTCCTGGAGATGACCCTGTTCAATGACGCGCTGTGCGTCTTCTACTTCGACACCGAGTTCGACAAGTTCCTGGCGCTCAGGGCGACGGGTCTGGGCACCGTCAACATGTACGACGACCCGATCGGCTACCGGGTTTTCGGCAACAGCATGCTCACGCGGGAGCTCTCCGCGGACGACTGCGTGCCGATCTGGGCGAACCAGACCCGCACGCCGGACCACGACATCGTCGAGGTGTACTCGGAGCGCCTGGCCGCGCTCGACAGGACGCTGGAGATCAACATGCTGGGGGCTCGGCACCCGTTCCTCCTGTCAGTTGACACCAATGAGCGGAACACCTACATCCAGGCGTTCAACAAGGTTCAGGAGGGGCAGCCGGTCATCGTCGGCACGAATCAACTGTCGGCCCAGAACATCGCTGATAAGGTGCAGATGTTCGACATGGGGTACAAGACGGGGTGGATGAAGGAGATTCAGGAGATCAAGGTCAAGACCTGGAACGAGTGCCTGACCTTGCTGGGCATCATGAATGTCAACAGTGAGAAGCGGGAGCGCATGGTCGTTGAGGAGGCCTCCGGTGCATCCGGTCAGGTTCTCGCGATGCGGGCGGTTGCTCTGAACGAGCGCATGCGGGCCGCTGAGAGGATCAACAAGCGGTTCGGCCTCGATGTCGTCGTCGAGTGGAACCTTGATGAGACGCAGTCGCTCCAGTACGGGGCTCTGTCGGGTGTTGCTGGCGCTATGACTGAGGGGAACGCGGCGCTGGGCTCGACGGACCAGGAGGAGATGCACAAGAATGGCTGACTTCACGATAGAGCTTCGAGATGTTGTCCGTAAACTCGGAGCGGACAACATCGGCTTGTCGGACTATCCGATATTCGATGAGCAGTACCGGGAGTTCCTGAACTCCAAGATCCTCGATCACTACTGGTACAACGAGATCGCTCATGAGACGGTGGACATGTTCGTGCACCAGGTCCGGGTGAAGATGGCCGAGATCATGCCGTACTATAACAAGTGGTACGAGGCCGAACTCATCGACATCGACCCGCTCTCGACGCAGGACACTCGCTCCACGGGGGGCTCCAAGTCGAAGAGTCATGACTCCAGCCAGCAACAGGGGAGCACGTCGAACGAGAATGATTTGGCTTCCACCGGGCAGTCCGTGTCGAGAACTGTGCAGTCGGAGTATCCGCAGGCGCGGCTGGCCGGTAACAAGGACTACGCGACCTCCGCGACGGAGAACAAGACGGACAACCACGGCGGTCAGAAAGTCAAGGGGAAGGCCAATCAGAGTTCCCGAGCCTCGCAGGATTCGTCGGGGGAGGCCTCTTCGGAGTCGCACACCTGGGGGCGCAGTGGTCACACCGCGGCTCTCATCGCGGCCTGGCGCGAGACCTTCGTCAATGTCGATATGATGGTGATTAGTGAGTTGGAGCCTCTTTTCATGGGTCTCCACTCCAGTAACGACTCTTTCACAGGAGGGAGGATGATGGGACATGGGCTCTGGTTCTGACGACACGGAGTTCAAGTGGACCGCCGATGACATGATCCACGAGCAGGACTACATGCTCATACCGGCCGACTACCGGTTGACCAATACTGTGCCCTTCACCTACAGGGACGGCTACACGTATCTTGAGATGCTCGAGGAGATGCGGAAGTGGGTGAGTGGTGGGCTGAAGGACAACATTTCGAACAACCTCCAGAACTTGGCCGCCGACTACAACACGCGCATCAACAAGCTCATGGGAGATGTGCGCACGGAACTGGAGCAGTACCACGTGCTGCCCCAGCAACTCAGGGAACTCGTCTACACGCTCGTGCGGAGGTACGACAACGAGTTCCGCATGTTCGAGGACACTCTGACCCAGTGGGTCAAGAGGAGGCTGGAGCGGGACCACGTCCAGGTCTTCAACCCGTTGCGGGGTGAGGCCTCCAGTCTCGATGAGTTCATCTTCGACCTCGACAACCGGGTGTTCGTCCATGGGCTCATGGCGGACGACTTCAGCCGTTATGGGCTGACCGCCGGGGAGATCGATGATCTTCCGATGTGCGTGGATGAGCTCATGACGGAGGGGAAGAATTTACTCGGCCATCTGTTCGGGCAGCGAGTCTTCTCCCCCGTGACCGGTGAGTACACTAGTGCGCAGAGAGCCATTAACTCGATCTTCGAGGTGCTCTGCCTGGGTGAGGGCCTCCTCTCCTCCATCTCGGTCGATCAGATCGGCAACATGAACATCCAAGATATTCAGAACAGGAAGGCGGCCTGAAGCTATGCCCGCGTCGAACAAGACCAAGAATTTCGAGCTCCCGATCTACGTGGCGTCCGATCACTTCAACATTCTGTCGGACCAGAACGGGGCGATGCAGAAAATCGATGAGAACTTGGGCTCGGCCCTGGTTCAGGCCAAGGCCGCGTCGCGCGATTCGACCGCCGCTCTGGACGCGGCGAATGACGCTCAGGACAAGGCCACTCGGTGTGACACGTTGGTAACCGCTGCGAACAACGCGGTGACAAACGCCCGTGCTGACGCCTCTCGCGCGCTGGACAAGGCCACCACCGCCATCGACAAGGCCGAGACCGCCGCCCAAGCGGCCCGTACGGCCTCGACCGTGGCCACGAGCGCCTCGGACTCCGCGACTCAGGCGAACGCGAACGCGAACGCCGCTGCTACGACTGCGGACAGCGCTGCCAACAACGCCAAGTCCGCCATGGACACGGTTCAGCACCTCAGCCAGTCCATCGAGGAGGCCAAGGCCGCCGGCGCGGGCGCCCAGACCATCCGCAGCCGCATGAAGATTGTCCAGGCCCCGACGGGCACCAAGGTCATCAACGGGTCGCAGGATCACGAGCAATACCTGTTCGGTGGGTCCATGCACCTGGAGGCGGGTGAAGTCGTCACCGGCGTGGCTCAGTTGTCGAGCACGTCCAATGGTAGGCACGAGGTCCACTGGGGTCTCCAGTGCGTCTCCCCCACCGGCAAGAAAGTGACCTTTTGGCAGCCCGGCGTGGCTTCTGCCGGCCCGGGCGGTAACATGTGGGCTCAGGTGAGCGGCATCTTCAAGGCTGATGAAGGTGCGGGCGACTACACGTTCCAGGTCATCTACCTGTCGAACAAGGAGAGCATCACGGTCTATCAGGACTACTGCAAAATCGTCTTGCACTGATTGAATATGACGGAGGGGCCCGGGGTGACAAGTCCCGGGCCCCTCTTCTCAATTCCCGGGCGGACAGTAGAGAGTCGGTTCACAAGCGACATTCCGGTCCGACCCGCCCGAGGCCATTCACTCCCTCCTTTCAAGGTACAACGAGTATAGGACGACCATGGCGTTCGACGCAACCCACAAGAAGTGCATCATCGCGACACTGGCCACGGTGGAGGCCAGTGGAGACTACGGGATCATCTCCGCCCCTGACACGCTGTCGTTGGGGATCGGCCAGTGGACGCAGGGGAGGGCCTATGACCTGTTGAAGCGGTTCCCGTCGGGGACGTCCTTCGGTGGCACGGTCGATGGGTGGCTGGCCGAAGGCAAGGACTCCTGGACAATCGGGGCCCGCAAGTACCAGTACCTCTCGGGGGCGGACCGGTCGGCCTTGTCGGGTGCCCTCGACAGCGCTGACGGACACCGCATCCAGAACACGCAGATGCTGGAGGACCTGGAGAACAGTTACATCCCCCGCTGCCAGGAGCTCGGTATGGACCCGGAGGCCGAGACGGAGGCGTGCATGCTCCTCATCGTGGTGATGCATCAGTACGGGAACTACGCGCGGGTCTTAGGCCGTATCGTGGCGGGGGCGGGGCACCCGGCGACATTGGACGACATGGCCAACTCCATCAAGTACGAGGGCGTCTGGGGGCAGTACCCGAACCGGTACGAGACGGCCTACGACATGATCAGCCGACTGGCGACTGACGGGGTGGAGCTGAACCCCGGTGATGGTCAGAATCACGACGCCAATGCGGCTGCCGACAAGGAGAAGCAGGCCAAGAAGATCAAGCACGTTGCTCTCAACAAGGACGGCACGCTCAATGTCGTCTGCAACGACGGCTCCAAGGCCCGCTGCTACCCGACGGGCACAGGGGAGTTCTGGAAGGCCTCTTCCAAGGGTCAGGACAAGGGCTCTGCCGGCCAGGGCGGTGCCGGCGGCGGTGGCGGTCCCGTCGGTGAGGGCATCAAGGCGATGACGAAGTTGGCGTGGGACAGCATTGGAAAGTTCGAGTATCACCAATGGTACGACGCCAGGCTCCACCCGGACCAGACCGGTGTCACGGATTGCAGCGGGTTCTGTTGGTGGCTGTACGCGACGTGCTGCAACATCGACATCGGTCCGGGCGGCACCTCACAGATCTACGGGTCTGATACCGGCTGGGTCGTGGCCTCGGGGAGCGGCCCGTTCAACGCCGCCGACCAAGTGCGTGAGGGCGATCTCGTCGTGTGCATGTGGTACTCCGGGGGAGGGCACATCGAGTACTGCACGGGCGGCGATGGTGGTTGGGAATCGATCGGGGCCCGTGGTCCGGACGGCCACCCGGAGCCGAATGTCGGCTCCTTGAGCATGTTCGGATCGTGCAGTTGGGAGTTGAGACGCTATGTCGAGTGACAAGTCCTACTACTCGTTGGACCACCTCCTGTCGTACGGGGCCATGTTCAATATCGCCGTTGGGGCCCGTGGGCTCGGCAAAACGTACGCCTGCAAGAGGCGTGCGATCAAGAGGGCGCTCGAGGCGGGGGAGGAGTTCGTCTACCTCAGACGGTTCCAGACGGAGCTGAAGCACTCGGGGACATTCTTCAACGACATTCGGCACGAGTTCCCCACCCACGAGTTGAGGGTGAACGGCAGGAGAGCGGAGGCCCGTCTGAAGGGGTCGGAGACGTGGACGACGATCGGCTACTTCCTGGCGCTGACCGCGGGGGCGACGCTGAAGTCGGTGTCGTACCCGAACGTGCGCACTTTGATCTTCGACGAGTTCATCATCGAGGAGGGTACGAGGCACTACCTACCGGCTGAGGTGGACACGTTCCTCGACCTGTACTCGACGATTGATAGGAACAGTGACCGCGTCAAGGTGTTCATGCTTTCGAATGCGGTGCGGTGCGTGAATCCGTACTTCATCGAGTGGCGCATCCAGACGGGCAAGCCCTTCCAGAAGCGCGGGGGAGGGTATCTCGTGTGCGAACTCATCGACAACGACGCGTTCGCCGAGGAGGTGTCGAGTACCCGGTTCGGCAAGTTCGTCAAGGAGACCTCACCGGAGTACGCCTCGTACGCGATCGACAACCTGTTCAGCGACGACACGGAGGATCTACTGGGGAGGAAGCCTCCGGAGGCCCGTCTGGTCGCGACGTTGCGCACGCGAACGGGCGAGGTGTCGCTGTGGCACCATGACATGATGTGGTATGTGCAGCGGAAACTCCCCCGGGACTGCAACGTCCGCCTGGCTTACAAGGTGCGGGCCCGCGACGGCGAACGAGTCCAGACCAAGGGGGAGGGGTACATGGCCATCCTGGTCAACGCGATCAAGGGCGGTCGTGTCAGGTTCGACAACATTGAGTCGAGGGAGACGATATGGAGCGTTCTACTATGAGATTCCTCATCGATGGCAGCATCATGGGTGGCATCGCAGCGTCGTTCGGGATCATCACCGGCGTGATCCGCTGGCTGACCCGGACGGCCAGGCAGATCGATCAACTCCTGGAGGACTGGAACGGCACGCAGGCCCGCCCAGGTGTCCAGGCCCGTCCGGGAGTGATGGAGCGCCTCGAGAAGATAGAGGCCGCACTGGAAACGAAGAAGGAGTGCTGACATGGCACATGGAACCATTACTGGAACGCTGGTCGATGGCGCGGGGAAGCCGGCCAAGGGCGTCCTGCGTGTCACGCCGGACCCGCGCATCGTCACGGCCGAGGGTGACACGGTCGTTCAGGCCCTGTCGGTGGAGGTCGAGGGCCACTTCGAGGTGCCTGTCGTCGTGCCGGGGGTGGACACGAACCCGATGGACTGGACGAGTCATATCAAGTTGACGAGGCTCAGCCCCGCGGTGGCCGTCATCGACCTGCACGACAGGTTGGTGGCGGGGGAGAACCGGCTGCGGGACCTCGTCAACCGCACGCCGGTAGGACCGTTGCACACGACGAAGGTCGAGGGTGAGGTCGCCACGATGCGCCAGGAGTTCACGGCGCTCCAGAACCTTATCCTGAAGGGTCGTATCAAGGGCGTTCAGGGAGACCCGGGGCCCAAGGGCGACCCCGGCCCGGCAGGCCCTCGGGGCCCGGAGGGGCCGCAGGGCAAGCGCGGGGCCAGGGGGCTGCGCGGTGAGCCGGGGCTGACGGGTCTGACCGGCAAACCTGGCCCCGCAGGCCCCAAGGGCGATAAGGGCGAGCGCGGTCCTCAGGGCGTGCCCGGTCAGGTGGGTGCACGAGGCCCGGCGGGGGAGCCCGGCTTGAAGGGTGATCCCGGTCCTCAGGGCGACATAGGGGCTACGGGCCCTGAGGGCCCCCGAGGCCCACAAGGACCCAAGGGCGACAAGGGCGATCCGGCGGGCAGCGACGACTTAGCGCAGTGGCCGTCGGGCTGGCGAACGGGTTCGAGCGCGAAGATCACGGGCACGGATGCGATGTTCACCCGGTTCACGGGCGAGGCGATCGACTTCGAGCAGGGCTTCATCCGCTCCCCCGACTACGACGGCACGACGGGCAGGCGCATCCCCCGCGGGAACTGTGGCTACAAGGTGCGCGTCTACTGCACGGCGAAGCATTCGACGCTGCTAGGGCTGCGAGCCCGGTACTGGGATTACAAGGCCAACAAGTGGGCGGTGCCGGCGATCGGCGAGACCACGTGGAACCGTCAGGTTGTCAAGGAGGGCTATGGCTTCTACGAGTTGCACTGGCACGTGGAGTCGATCCCGAACACGTTCGTCTGCTTCGATCTGATGGCCAACAGCGAGACCACTATTCATTCGGTGAAGATCATCCCGGATGGGAACACCCGCAACTATGGCGAGGAGATTCTGGCTCTGCGCGACAAGGTGTCGGGTCTGACGACGGACGTGAATGCTGTGAGGATATCGCTGGAGGCGTCCAAGTCGGCCATGGAGAGAGCACTGGCCGAGGTCATGGAGCTCTCGACCAAGAGCGTCACGTTTGGTATCGGGAACTACTACTGGCCCGATTTCTACAACACGAACACGAATCGCACCTACGCGGACGCGGACGGGTACGACGGGCATGACTGGAACAAGGCGACGGGTGTTTACGTGAAGAATTGCGACACGGGCTTCGACTTCCGTCTCCCGTTCTATTCCAGTGCTATTCCCTCGGTTTTCTACTACGCGATGATGGTGTGGTGCGAGAGTGATTTCAAGGTCGAGGGGTGGTGCGAATTGGCCGACACGGCCAACCCCGACACCGGCGTCATAGCGCTCCCGCACTCGCAGCCGAAGACGTTCACGGGTATGAAGAATTGGCAGATGTTCACCTTCCGGACGCCCGTGAACGCTCCCCCGACGAAGACGGTGATGAGGCCGGTGTTCCGGGTGAGCGGGACCAACGCGAAGGTGTGGTTGAAGCTCATGAGCACCTGGGGCACGTACAAGCCCTTCTGAGAGCCTGAGAGACCCTCCCTAGTACGTTGTACCGGGGAGGGTCTCTTCGTGGCTTCTAGGGGCCTTAGAACACGTCCTAGGGGGTGTTGGGGCCCCTGTACGACGGGAAGCCCGGGGTAGTGGGCGTGACGACGCGGGCCGGCTGGTCCCCGAACGGGATGGTCTCGGCCGGGCGGTCCTCGGTGCCGTCGTGGGTGTAGTGGGTGATCCTGAAGGGTTCGCGGGTCATCATCGTGGCTGCGACGGCGGTGTTGACGATGATCTGCGCGAGGCAGAGGACGACGAGGGTCGTGATGGTGATGGCGAGGAATTTCTTCATTGGTGTTCACTCCTGGGGCGGGAGAATCGTAGTGGGTTTCGTCTGCCGGTGGAGAATTGTGATCTGGTCGGCCAGATACTTGTTGATGCGGATCTGTTCATTCAGTTGATCTGTGAGGTCATGGTTCTCGATCGACAAGCAGATCTCGCTGACCACTATCACGATAATGGTCAGGATGAGTGCAATGGTGACGAGGGTGAGTGTGAGCATTTCTCTTCTCTTTCTCAGTCGCGGAATGAACGGAGGATCTCTCTCTGGACGGCTTCGTCAATGAGCCAATTGACGTCGCAGTACCGGCGGATCTCGGCGAATCGGGGGTCGTCCTGGGGAACGAACAGGTCATAGCCCATGTCGGTCAGCAGGCCGACGAGGTCTTCGGCTTCACCCCAGCAATCGATGGCGACGTCGTCGTTGATGATGGTGAGGGTGGCCTCAATGGCTCCGGTGACGGTGTCGTGCATGGACCAGACGGCCCGGTCGCCCATCTCCTCGAGGTCTTGGTACTTGAGGGT